GGCAGTCCGGCTTATTAAGACAGCTGGAAGCCTTCGACTTTAGTCGAAGGAGGGTTCACAAAATCCGAGATAAGTATATAGCCATGAATGGTAGTGTTCGAGGGGGACGCTGGATATGGAACAACGTGAGCACGATGACAAGCCAGATGATAGATACTGCAATATTTATTGTGGGAGCTTTTTACGGAGTTGTTCCAGATATAACGAATATGATTTTGAGTCAATATTTAATCAAGGCAATTTATGCCGCACTTGATACGATACCGTTCTATCTGATGACAGGAGGGAATAAAATGTGAAACGAGGCCGTCCCCGCAAGGAGATAGATAAGAGAACATTTGAAGGCATGTGCGGAATACAATGTACCCTTCAGGAAATGTGCCTTGCATTTGATTGCAACAACAAGACTTTAGAGGCTTGGTGCAAACGAGAATACGGAATGAATTTTTACGAAGTATTTAAATTAAAACGCTGTAAAGGCTTTATATCGTTACGCCGAGCACAATTTCAGAAGGCCGTTGAGGATAAGAATCCAGCAATGCTTATATTCTTAGGTAAAAACTGGTTGGGACAAAGCGACCGTCAGGAAGTAAAGCTGGATAGTCCTATACAAATAGAGTCTGGTTATGACCTGAGCGTGTTATCAGAAGAGGAATTATTGAATCTCCGTGAAATGTTATCGAAGGCTAAAAGCAATGGAAAGACTACCTACAATAGAGGAGATTGACGCACAGTTAGATCGGATTCGTCAGCAGAAATTTCAGGATGCCAGAGAAAATTATTGCTCCTACATGCAGCTAGTCTATCATGGCCGATGGAAACGAGCGCGGCATTTGGATTTGCTGTGTGATTTGCTTGAAGAAATAGAACGCGGAGACATTACCCGTCTGATAATCACAATGCCACCCCGACACGGAAAATCAATGACAGTAACAGAAAGTTTTCCTTCATGGTTCATAGGACGAAATCCCGAACGCCGAGTAATAGAGGTAAGTTACGGATCAGAACTAGCGCAGAGATTCGGACTGAATAATCGGAGGAAGATAGAAGAGTTCGGAAAGGATATATTCGGAATTCAAGTGTCGAGTGAAAATGCCTCCAAAACGAACTGGGGGCTTGTAGGTTTCTCAGGCGGAATGATAAGTGCAGGTATAGGAGGTTCAATAACAGGGCAAGGAGCGGATCTGCTGATAATAGATGACCCGATAAAGAATCGCAAAGAGGCCGAAAGTGAAACATATCGTAATAGTATCTGGTCAGAATGGCAGGATACATTGAGTTCAAGACTTCATCCCTGCGGACGGGTAGTAGTGATAATGACGCGCTGGCATGAGGATGATTTGGTAGGGCGTTTACTTGTACAGGATGTTTCGTGGAGATTGATAAACCTTCCAGCATTAGCAGAAGAACAGGATATTATTGGTCGAGAAGAAGGTCAGCCTTTATGGCCTGAACACGGATATGATAAGAAGTGGGCAGTTCAGGAAAAAGCAATGAAGGGAACACGTTCATGGGAGAGTTTATATCAAGGACATCCGAGACCCTCGGACGGTAATCTATTCAGGCAGTCAATGTTTAGACGTTTCAAAGTATCAGGAACATGCTACAAGGTAGAAGATAAGATATATGACATGTCGTCATGCAAAATTTTCCAGACATGTGATGTTGCTGGAAGCAAGAAGACGAGTGCAGATTACTTTGTACTAGGAACATTTGCGTTATGTCCGAATGGGGAGCTTTTAGTGCTTGAGGTATTTCGAGAGAGGCTAGAAGGCCCTGACCAACCCATATTGATAAAGCGGAAGTATGAAGAATACAAGCCTGTACTTATTGGTGTGGAGAGTGCAAATATGGGATTGACCTTGTATCAGTTGCTTAGGCGGATGGGGCTTCCTGTGATAGAACTGAGACCAGATACGGATAAATATACTCGTGCGATACCAGCAGCAGCCAGATATGAATCGGGGATGGTATATCACAATGATGGTAGTTATTGGTTGAATGACCTTGAATCAGAACTATTAGCATTTCCGAATGGAGCGCATGATGATCAGGTAGATGTAATGTCGTATGCAGTATATATGCAGTCATGGGGATATTTGAAAGACAAGAAACGTGGAGGCCGAGCGTTGGTACTTGGTTAAACAGAAGGAGGAATCAGAATGATATTAGGCGGCTGGAATTTAGATGATGTAAAAGGAACAGCATTACCACAGAAGGTGCAGACAGCATTCACAGCAGTAACGAGTGAGCTTGTAGGAGCGGAATATGAGCCGATAGCGTATCTGGGAAGTCAGCAGGTGAACGGCATGAACTACAGGATACTTGCGCTGATGAGACCAGTAACTCCGAATGCTGAAAAACGCATAGTGAAGATGATAATACATGAAGAGATTGACGGCTCAGTGCGTCTAGTATCAGTGAGCGGAGTATCTCTATGAGCCGAGCATTTATCTTTAAGGGAAAAGAGGGTGAATTTCCCGTAAGCCAGAAGATGAGTACCGACCCATTCGATGGATATTACGGTGATGGGATAATCGAACCTCCGTACAATCTTGACTGGCTAGCACGACTTCCAGAGCATTCAAATATACTTGGCCAGTGCATAGAGGCAATGGAAACGAATATAGACGGATTCGGATTCACACTTGAACCTGCGTTTGACTTTCCAGAAGGGGACGAGAAAGCGGAAGCCGAACATAAGACAATAATGCATTTCTTCGAGTTCTGCAATTTTGAGCGTCCATATTCGCAGTTGAGGCGCAGAGTACGTAGAGACCTAGAAGTTCTAGGCAATGGTTACTGGGAAGTAATCCGAGATGGTAAGGGAGATATAGTGTGGCTTGAGCATATCGAAGGACATACTATGAGACTGACTCAGTTAGACCGTGAGTACACTGACGTAACATACATGATTCTTGATGATGACAGTAATGAACTCCAGGAATATCCATCCCGTAAGAGGTTCAGGAGATTCGTTCAGATACGGGACGGCAAAAAGGTGTACTTTAAGGAATTCGGCGATCCTCGTCTTATAGATTCGCGGACAGGACAGGTTGATAGTAGTACCGAGATACCTGCGACTGAGATAATTCACTTCAAACTGTATTGCCCATACAGCTCTTATGGAGTACCGCGCTGGATAGGTAACTGGCTTGCAGTTGAGGGTTCACGTCAGGCCGAAGAAGTGAATTATGAGTACTTCGAGAACAACACAGTTCCGCCGATGGCCTTGCTAGTAGCCGGAACGTTGGATGATAAGGTAGTAGAGAGAATCGAGGACTTCATTAACGATGAGATGAAGGGACGCAAGAGCTTCAATAAGATTTTGATAGTTGAGGCTTCACCATTTGGCGAAGAACTTCCCGGCACGGCCTCACCGAAAGTATCATTGCAATTTGTGCCTTTGAGTGATGCGCAGCAGAAAGATAGCCTTTTTGACAACTACGACAAGACGAATCGAGAGAAGATACGTTCATCATTTAGACTTCCGCCGATATTCGTGGGATTAACGAGTGATTACACACGGGCAACGGCCAGAGAGTCGCGGGAAGTAGCAGAAGAGCAGGTATTCGGTCCAGAACGAGCGGATCATGACTTTGTGATAAACCGTTTATTGTTTCCAGCAATGGGAGTACGTTTCTGGAAGTATAAGAGTATTCCGCCGAAAGTGAATGATTTCGAGGTAATGAGCGGAGTGCTTGATATATTCAGCCGGTGCGGTATGACAGTGAAAGAGGTTCGAGAAGAAATATCGAGGTTATTGAATCATCCTCTGAGTGAGGTAGATGAAAAAAGCGATTGGCTTAATTTACCGCTGCAAGTGTATTTAGCGAAACAGAAGAACGGAGAAATAGAGTTAGAGAAGAGTGCTTCACGAGAGAATCGGGAGGCACTCTTTTTGAGATCGCTGATAGGGATAGAGAAGGCACTGAAAGACGAGCATGAACATTGAACTGAGTGAGTTAGGCCGACATGAAGCATGGCTGAGATTGAGCAGCATAATGAAAGCCGGAGACGAGCATATACAGATAGAACGTAAGCTGACGAGTGAGCTAATCAAGAATTGGCGTGAGACTTATGAAAAATCATTGAGTGATTTGTTTCGTAAGTTACCAACAGAAATATCATCAGAGGCCATAGAGATAATAACGCAAAGGTTGTCTGAAGCATTAGGTCAGTCGTTCGGAGGTTCACATGCAGTAAGAGATGAGCTGAGGAAGTACATAACGAAGGCGTATCAATCAGGGAAGTCAGAGTTTGTTATGAAGCCCGATTTGAGTCTTCCAGATATTCGCGCAATAGATGTTCTAACGAAGCATAATTGCTATTGGCTGGGAGAACATTATGGGAAGCATATAGGCCCGAAGATAGCAGAATTGACCCAAGAGGCATTGCGTGAAGGTCTTGGCCGCGAAGAACTTGCAAGGGAATTGCGAGAATCATTAGGCGGAAAGGTCGGAGGCTATAAATACTGGGATGTAGTATCAAGTGCAGCACTAGTACGTTCGCGTTCATTCGGATGTATCTCAGGAATGGTAGAAGCCGGAATCACAGAGTATGAGATTCTAGCGATGGGTGATGAAAGGATGTGTCCGATATGCGGGGAGATGAACGGCAAGATATTCAGTGTATCAGAGACTCGTAAAGTGATAGATGCAACGCTTGGGATAAGTGATCCTGACAAATTCAAGGAAGCAATGCCGTGGCACAGTGAACCGCCTGTAGGAGTAAGCAAGGATAAACTGATGGCAGACGGAATGAGTATCCCGCCGTTTCATGGAAGATGCCGCTGTGTTTTGACGATGGCGAGCGAGCATGTAGAGATAACTTCAGAAAGTTTTCCTGGAGTAAAGCCTGAAGAAGTATTAAGCTATGACCCAGACACACGGATAGCGCGAATGAGTCTTCACGGGCTGCCGTCTGTAGGATTGCCTAACTGGAAATATGACAAAGTCAACAGATATGGTCAGACAGTGAGACGTAGATTTTTCGGTTCAGACAGTAAACCGATTCTTGATATAGATTTTAATGATCATGGTCATCCTAATGCCCATCCAATGGGAGCACATGGTCATGATCATAGTGCAAATAGTCGGAGTCGTTTGCGGGAACTAAAAGATTGGGAGCGAAAGATAGTGCAGGAAATCCAAGCACAGGAAAGCAAAACAGTAAGTAAGAGTACAAAAGATAAATGTCAGTTCATATCAGGCCGTTGGGCAGATATTACGGATGTTCATATCACGATAGAACAATACATGCGCATAATGAAATTTGGCGGTGAATATGGGTTTATCTATGACGGACACGGATATTTCACGAGTGGTTTCGGACATCCTGAAGCGTGGGAATGGAACAATGAAGAATCATATCAGGAAGGCTTTAAGGATATAGACGATATGCTTGACAACTACCACGTACATACAGGAGAGACTTTAAGAGAGATAATACCGAAGTCAATGTTAGAAGATTCACCCATGTGGCCAGTGTAAAGACATGCCGGAGTAGCTCAGATGGCTAGAGCATAAATTGAAGTCGCAGGTTCGAGTCCTGCCTCCGGTCAAAAATAATGAAGGTGCTAACGAATGAAAATTACGAAGGAACATGTAGTAGACTTCAAGAAATCAGATGCAAAGAAGCAGATAGTTTTCGGTGAGGTTTATGTGCCAGATCGCAGGGACACCGATGGAAACTTCATGACAGCAGAGACAATCGAAAAGATGGCGCATGATTTTCTAGCGAACAATCGCAATGCTCAAATCAGCAAAGGGCATGATGGAAACTCGGATAAAGGTTGTGTTGTTGAAAGTTTCATAGCCCGTGAAGGCGATCCTGATTTTATTGCTGGGTCATGGGTAGTAGGAGTACGTGTGCCAGACGCTAAAATCTGGAAAAGCATAGAAGCTGGAGAGCTTACTGGTTTTTCCATTGAAGGCACTGGTGAACTAATAGGGGAGGAATCAGAATGAGTAAGCCGGATAAGCCGGGTGAGCTGAGAGATGTAACGGTAGAAGCAATAAGTTTAGTCTCAAAAGCAGCAAACGGCGAGAAGTTTAAGATATTCAAGAGTGCAGAAGCAGAAGACAAGAAAGCTCCCGAAACGGTCAAGAAAGACGAACGGGGGCTTTTTAGTATCCTAAAGGAATTTTTCACTGGTACAGAGATGCCTATAGAAAAAGGTGATGTAGCTGCCTTAGTTGATAGTCAGGACAAAGGGCGGAAAATAAAGCAAGCTGTTGATGCTTTATTTGTGGTTCTTGGTATTGATCGTTGGAATGAGAATGATACACAAATTGAAAGTGATACAGCCAAGATAATCTCAGCCGTTGACGATTTCAGGAATGTAGCGATTAAGGTTTTGTTGGGAAAAAGTGATATTGAGAAGTCAGGACGAAAGATTTCATCCCCAAGACTCTCGAAGCTGAAAAGTGTTCAGGCGATGCTTAATGAAGTATTAAGTGAACTTGAGGAGAATGAAGATACATCGAAGGAGGCAGAAGAATTGACGAAGGAAGAAGTACAGAAGGCCGTTGCAGACAACGTAGAAGAAGCAGTGAATAAAGCGTTAGCACCGGTAATTGAGCGCATAGAGAAAATAGAAAATGCTCGCGGATTCTCGAACCGAGTGCCTGAAGACAGTGCAATAGAGAAGAGTGCAAATGATTTCTGGGGAGGAATATTTTAATGACTAGTAACAGGCAGATGATGAAGGACGCAATAACGTCTGATGACACACTAACTGGGACAGGCAAAGGTGGCCGATTGAATCCCGAACAGGCGAAAAAGTTCATAAGCTACATGACGGATAAAACAGCATTACTGAAAGATACTCGTCTTGAGCAAATGAATGCTCCCGAGAAACAGTTAGACTTTCTGCTTATTGGAAGCCGTTTGATTCGCAAAGCCACAGAAGCAACGAGTCCTTCTGAGTTAGCAGCCGCCAATACAAGCCGTAAAGAGCTTAGGAGTGTGAAGGTAAGATTAGCGGCGGATATAACAGCAGAATTCGATGAAGATAACATTGAGGGTCAGGCTGGTAGTGAGAGAATAGCACGTGAACTTGCCCAGCAGTTCGGAAATGACCTTGCAGACCTTATGCTGAATGGAGACACGGCAGCGACGGGTGCAGATGCTTCATTCCTGACAATAGGAGACGGAATCATCAAGCAGGCTAAAACCAGTACGGACACGCATAAATTCAAGCTGACAGGAACGGACTATAAGGGTACAGTATTTCCCGGAATGTTGAAGCTGATGCCGAACAAGTTCAAGAATGATAGAACTAACATGCGCATATACTGTTCAAGCAGTGTGGCAGATACTTACATTCTGAGTGTAACGGACAGAGCAACAGCATTAGGTGATGATACGCTGAAGACTGGCTTATTCAATAAGTTCTTAGGCATAAAGGTTTTCCCTGTTGAGTATATGCCAGATGACGTGATTATCCTGACGCACAGGCTGAATCTTGTATCAGGAGTACAGAGAGCGATGAAAGTGTATTCACAGTTCAATCAGCGCAAAGACCTCACAGAGTACACGATGTACATGCGTCTTGATCCTGGCAAAATAGTCTGGGATGATGCCTTAGTGATAGCGTACCCGTTTTAATCATGCCAGAAGAGACGAAACAGAAAACGAAGCCTGAAAAGGTGAAAGTAAAGCTGACTGGTGCGGGGAGCTGTAACTATGAGGGAATAGTCCTGCGCAAAAATGAGACTGTTGAACTTGAGACATCCAAAGCAGAAGAGTTCATGAAGTCAGGGTTATTTGAGAGACTATGAGCTATTGCACGATAGAAGACCTGCGAGCTGAAGGAATCAGTGAGGAAGATTATAGCGATGAAGAGCTTGAACGATTAATTTCTTTATCAAGTGAATTCATAGACAGGGTAACAGGCCAGTGGTTTGAGTTACGTGAAAAATCAATCAGGCTTGACGGACGGGGAGGCAAGAATCTTGTTCTTCCTGTTTTTTTGTCCGCACTGGATTATGTGAAAATTGGTCTTGAAGAAATTGATGATTATGTTCTTTATAACCGCATGGAGGATAGAACATACCCGAAGATATTTCGTTGTTCCGGCTGGCCTAAAGGGAGGCTGAACATTGAAGTATTCGGCAAATGGGGCTATGTTGAAGAAGACAGTTCAACACCTTCTGCAATAAAACGTGTGTCAATGAAGCTGGCAATGCATAACTTCCCTGCACTGAGTGATGCTGATGCACAGGAAGAAAAGAATCTGCGCGGTCTTTTGGTCTCGGAAACGACAGATGGACACAGCTATACATTATCAGATGAGGCTGTATCAAATCTGAGTTTGGGAGCTATAACGGGAGATACAGAGATTGACCAGATACTGAAACAGTATATGTGTTCACGTTTCAGAATGGCGATAGCATGAGAGGTGATATTAATGGAATTGAAGTTATGTCCGTTTTGCGGAGGCAAGGCTTCTGTTTGCGAAGCTGAGGTAGACGGAGAAACGTTATTCATGGCAGCTTGCGAGAGTTGCGGGATAAGTACGGCAGGCAGTGATAATGAAGCTGTTGTAGTTTCTGCCTGGAATAAACGTGTTTCTGAATGAAACCGAAAGTGATTCATTCCGTAAAAATAATTCTTCACAGACGAAAACAATCAGATATTCCTTTAGAGTTCGGACTTCCCAAAAAAGTTGAATGGCTTGAACCTGTAGAACTTTATGGGCAGGTTAAGTATGAGAAATTTGAACAGTTAATGCCTGTAGCAGACGGTAATGACCCTCTGAATGAAGGGCATATAGTCTTTTATTCCGATGAATGGAAAGACTACGGCGGAACTGTCGGTGATGAGCTTGAACTTGAAGACAGCTCACGTTTGATAGTTATTGAGGTTCGACCTGCTGCACATTATCATAGGAAATATTATCACGTACATGTTTACTTTTCGAGGAAACGCACAAGATGAGCAAGTTATCAGGAGATTGGAGCAGGCTTGATGAGATTCTTAATCCTTCAAGAATAGCGGCAGGAGTTAAGCAGGCAGCTTCACGCGTTGGGAATTACGGAGCCAGTGAGGTCAAGAAGGGTATAGTCAGCAGT